TGGTGCGATGTCCTCGGTGTCCACCTTTGACCGGTTCACGTCAATCGCCGGGCGAGTCAGCATTTCCTCCCGGACTGTGGATAGGCGGTGCCGTTGCGGACTCTGTTCCTGTTTTGTCCGTTTTGTCTGGTACTGGCGCACTTGCACCCGGCGACCTGCCGCGGTGCGTTGGTGTGCCCGCACGAGTCCCTTGTTGAGAACCGCCCAGACTGTCATCTTTTCTCCCTCTCCTTGCCGGGCTATGCTATACTTCTCCCATGCCTGATGCGCCGGAGGACACACCTTTGCCCTTTGTCCCCCTCCTCGCCGATGAGAAGTGCCGGGTGCATCGCCTCTCGGCCCTTCACCTCTGCCGTTATCTCCGCGCCGCCGCTGGCAAGGACAGTCCCCTCGCCCCGAAGAAGACTAGGTCCCTCGTTGACTACCTCTACAAGGTCCTGGAAGCCTACGCCTTCAACGTCTACCCGCCGCTCAAGACCTCTGCGGACTGGACTCTCCCGGTTTACCTGTTCCCGATCCCTACGCCGCCTTTTGCCCGCGACCTCTTCCCCGCCGATGGGTTGGTCATCAGGCAGACCAAGACCGATCCCCGCTCTTGGCCGTGCGCGCCCTTCTCGGTGCTGGACCGGCATGATCGCGCCCTCGCCCTCGTCGCGTTGAATGCCACGCTCGCCCAGGTCTGCGCCGTCCTGGACTTCGCCACCTATCCCGCCCTCCTGGCGGCCCGCGATCGGACCGCCGTCGTCTCAACTCTCGGGATACCGCTCTCCACGGAGGCGGAGGTCATCCAGGCCGTCAACCTGGTCTGTTGGGCTGCCGTAGATGCGGAGATCGCGCCCGACAGGTCCACCTTGGCCCTGTGGCAGCATCTCGCCCATTCGCCCTGTCTCGCGGTGCGGTTCCACGCCTTGACCGTCCTCGAACGTTACGGCCAGCCCCTGCCTCTGCTCACCGTGGAGGAGGCCGTAGATTGGATCGTGCAGGAGGAGCACATCCCCGAACCTCTCCGGTGTTTCGGTCGGCGAGGCGAGTATCATCCCTCCGTAAGTGACCGTGCCCGCCGTTGGGAGGGTTTGTGCGAGCAGGTGGCCCGCCTCATGTATGGACATGACAAGGTACTCCGGCAACCCAGCCTCAGCGACGGTACGCGACCTGATCTCCTCATCGCCGATGACAAACTGCAGCGGGACGAGCGCGGGCGCATAATCCACGCCTCCCTCATCATTGACGCCAAGACGGGCGAGTCCTCGAACGTCTCGAAGTACAAACCCTTCGCTTCCCGCGTGAAGGCCTGGCACCTGCGCGACGCCGAGACTCTGGCGCGAGAGGTCCGTCGCCGGGGTGACGAGGCTCTGGCTCAGCAGTTGCTGGAGTTCTCACGCTTCCACCTGGGGCCGCAACTGTACCGGTTGGTCGCACTCCGGGAGGAGTTGCTGCGGCGCTAATCGCTCTCAAGGGTCAACTCGATCTGGATCCACGGGCCAACATTCCACGCGACGTTGTTGCGACACCAACTGCGCATGTCAAAGGTGATGACCCCGTCGGCATCCACGCCATTGATGTACTCGGAATAGGTCGCCGTCGCGAGGCCCGCACTGGTGGTCGCGGTCTTGAACCTCAGGTAGTAAATGGTGCCTGCCGCCCGCGTACCTGTCACCTTGAAGACCCGCCAGTAGCCGGAGGCCCAGTCGGTCGCCTCGTAGGCCGGACTGACGCCCACGGTGCTGAGTTGCCCCGCCGCGATGGTCACGCTACCCGGCGTGGTGGTCGTATCCCAGCCCGCGTCGCCGGTCCAGGTCTGCCAGTCGGCTTGCGAGGTCCAGGTCTTGGTTGCCATACCGTCGCCTCCAAAGCGAAACGGCCCCGCCACTGTTGGCGAGGCCGCCCCTGATCATCTCTACTATTTGCCTGCGGCTACTCTTCTGCGCGTCTCAGTACGACTTGCACGTCCGGCGGGTCGGTGGCGGTGCTGCCCATGATCCCCACCCGCACCTCGTGTCCCGGCTCCTCCAACTCAATGTCCTCGCCGATGTAGCCGGTCTGGTAACTCGGCCACGCACTGATCGCCAAAGTCTCCTTGTCCGCCCTCACCAGCACCCTCAGCGCCTCCTCAGTCGCCAAGTCCTCCCCGGTCGTGACGCGGATCGCACTGGCGGGCCGCTCATCGTCATCGTCAGTAAGAAACAGGACGCCCTCTCCCGCGCCCGGCTGAATATGCGCCGCCCACTCCAGTTCCGCCTCGCTGACGGAGGGCCTGACCTTACCAGGCCGCGACCACTCCAACTTCGCCTCCTCCACCGAGGGCCTGGTGCTCCCGGTGCCCCCACCCCATTCGAGGGTAGCGTCGGCCACCGCCGGCTTGTTGCCGCCCGCGCCGGTACTCCACTCCAGCAGGACCTCCGCAATGACCGGGAGATGCTTGGCCGGGTTCCCCCATTCGAGCACGGCCTCCGAGACGACGGCCCGGAGGATAGCCGCCCACTCCAGGGAGGCCTCCGCGACGACCGGCTTGTTGGTCCCGGTGCCGCCGCCCCATTCGAGACTCGCCTCCGAGATGACCGGCTTGTTGCCGCCCGCGCCGGTGCTCCACTCCAGCAACGCCTCCGCCAGTGACGGGATCAGACGGACCCTCGCCCACTCCAGCGTCGCCTCGAAGATGGCGAGGCCGGCGGGGCCGATCTGATAGAGGCGTTGCGGCCCGGACGCCCATGGCCAGTCAGTATCAATCCGCCCCCCGCGCCAATTGCTCATGGTGTCTTGCGAGGCCCCGCTGAGGTCCTGCCCCAGAAACCAAACTCTATTGCCCTCCGCCCCATTGCCCGACCAGGGCACCGGCAGACGAATGGAGGTCGCGTCAAAGTGCTTGTGCTGGACGGTAGCACCCTTCCAGCAATACCAGGCGGTCTCGTATGGCCCGTGCATCGAACCCGCGTAGGAGGTCCACAGGTGCAGGGCCCCGCCGTCGCTCGTGACCGTCTCCACTGCGCCGCTGGCGTCCTGAAGCACCGCCAGGACCTCGACCGCCCCGTTGTCCGCCTGCACTATCCTCAGGGCCTCATTCTCGACTTCGCCTGAAGTGTGCCGGCCCCGGAACTTGTCAATGGGCGCATTCTGCCCCAACTCCTGTAACAACCCGTAGTAATCTCGCACCGGCCCGGGAATCTCTGCCGCCGCCGTTGCCAGTGCCGAACCCTTCAGGACATAGGCCGCCCAGGGATTCATGCAGACGAGGTAGACATTCTCTCCGGCCCGCACTATCCGCCAATCGAGGTAGGCGTGTCGCCCGACCTCGAACTCGTAGGTCAAGTCCAGGGCGGCAGTCACCGACCAGACCCCGGCGGAGTAAGTCCAGAGCTGGAGCAGGTCGCCAGAGACCGCGAGTGCGTAACCCGCCGGGTGCAGACGAAAAACCCCGGTCACGACCCCAGCCGCGGCCGGTGCAGTCACCCCGGACACGACGCAATCCGTCAACTCGAAGAGAGTGCGGCCCTGCTGTCCGGCGATCACCTCCTGGTCATAGGCGGTCAACTTGTAGAGCGGGTAAGCCCCGGCCCAGGAGCCGATGAATACCGACCCGTCGCTCATCTGCGCCACGTCGGTATACTTCTCGGTTGTCCCGCTGATGGGCCAGATCATGTTTAGCTCGGTAGCCAGGTGCTATTCGCGCGGTCAACGAAGTCCTTGGCGTCCGCGCCGCTACCGTCGCCGTAGATGTCCCAGATGACCGTCGCCGCGTCCACCTGCGTCTGCGGGAGGTCCGGGTGCCACTGCGTGCTCAGGAGCAGGTGCTTGCCCTGGTTCACCGCGTCCACATCCCACGGCTGGTTGATGGACTCCTCAACCGGTGTGGTCTGGCTGCTGTGATAGGCCGCCAGGTGCGCCGCGACCGCCGCCGCGTCCTTCGTGTCCATCTCCTGCCCGGGTTTGGTAGGGTCTCCGACGGCCTCCGGCATGTCCCGCCAATACTCGTAGCCACCACCGGCAACCGCACCAGACTCGAGGTCCGTCACTCTCTGGTCGAGGTCATCGGCGGCGGGTGTGTAGGGTATGCCGACTGCCGCTTCGAGGCCTACTATCCGGGCGAGATAGGCGGCACCCGCGCGCCCCGGCACGTAGACTCGGGCATCAGTCCCCGGTGTGAATACCCCTCCAGCGGTTGTGCCCGTGTAGAGAGCAATCGAATCGGGCGGTTGGCTGTTCGTCGTAGTGTAGACCACATAGGCGACGCCGGTCTCCCGACTATCGTAGGCGCTCGATTCGGGCAGGAGAGCAACCAACCAGAACCAGAGTGAGGAGCTATCCGGTAGGTCCTCCAACTCTGTGGCGCTCTCGATGGCAACATAGCAGAGGCCCTTGGTGGTGTTGACAATCGCCTTGACCGCCGAGGCCTCAGCGTCCAGGCCACCCAAGGCCGTGACTTCGCCGCCGCTGATGATACCCTCGCCGATGCCCTCCAGAGAGCCGACGACTTGCGTATCCAGGATGCGGACGAGGGAATCGTACTCGCCGGCGTGCAGGTGGTCCACGCCGTCTATATAGGTATCATGGAGCTGATCGTAGTGCGGGAGAGCCATTAGAAGTTGCTCCCGAAAGTGGTAACCCCGAAGACGAACCCCGTCTGCCAATCACCCTCGGCATCGTAGAGACCGGAGGCCGGGAGCGATTGGTTCACCGCCGCCCCCACGCCTTCCCGCAGCATCAGACCCCTGCCGCCCCCCTCCGCTAGGGCCCGGGTGGCTCGATCCTCGGTGACGACGATGATCTCGCGGATGGCGTCAACGTAAGTGTCCACTAGCGACTCCTGAACTGCCAGTTGTTCGGGTTGCCGATGCTTCCCCAGTTCGGCTGGTCGGCGAGGCTCAGGACACCCTCCCAGTTGCCGCCCTGCAGGTCATAGGTGTTCTGTATGCGCATGACGCGGAAGGTCTGCGGTGTCCCTCCGGGCGCGAAGGCGAACTGCGGGTCGCTCTGCGCTCCGCTGGCCGTCACCTGCACCTTATCACCCCACCAGAGCCATTCGAGGCCGCGCACCCGCAGGGACACCCGGCGCACCTGCAGGCCCCGCACCATCTCCCGGGCGAGGAAGGCCACTATCCGCGCCACTCCGGGGAGCCAGAACTGCGTCCCCTGCAGCAGTTTCGTGCGCTCCCAGGTCTTGCTCACGTCCTGCTCGGGCAGCGCCGAACCCTCGATGATGGACTCCGCCGAGAACTGCGGGAGGGCCGGCATGAGTCCGCCGAGGTCGCCGCCGCCGGGAGCCTGGCCCCAGACCGTAAAGACGTTGAAATCGTGTTCCGCCACCTGCCGCCAATCGGCGGTGCTCATCGCCAGGTTGGGATCGCCGGCGATATACTCGGCATCGGTTATCCGCGAGGTGTCCCTGCCGTACAGGTAGACGAAGTAGTTCCCGTAGCAGGGAGCCAGTTGACCGGGTGTAGTCCAGGACGGACCGTAGAAGAAGATGGCGAAGTCGGCCTCCCCCATCTTCTGCATCCACTCCAGGGTTGGGGACCCGAACGGTGGCGGGAAGATGAACCCGCTGCCCGAGGGCGGGTCCGTGTAGGCCCGATACTCCAGCAGGGTCCACTGATTCGGCCGGCTGCTGCCGGTCGGTGGCCAACTCCCGATGTAGCCGGGATAGTAGACCTGGAGGTTATCCGCGTACTGCTCGCCGAGAGCCGTTTGCAGCATGTAGTGAACGGCATCCGCCCCGTAGAGAGCGGATTGACTGCTGAGACTGCTGGTCGCCAACTTGTTAGCCAGGAGGAAGTCCAGAGCCGCAAACCTCGCATTGACCATCCCGGCCGGCCGCTGCAAACGGACCACGGGATCGCGGGCACTCATCTTCAGTTCGCGCTTCCCGTAACCGGGCGCCGCCGGGCCGATGCTCGTCTGGTAGCCGAAGAGCCGGCAGCGGGTCGTGCCGAGTAGCGAGGGCGTGATCCACGCCCTGATGCTTCCGTCGTCGTAGACCCAACCGGTGTTGACCGCGATGAGGTGGTAGCGGTTGACGTAATCATCCCAATCCTCCCCGAGTGTGCCCCCGGACGGATGAGCCAAGTCCTGCAGGACGTTGCGATCAATGTCGAACTCCCACGCCGGTCCCGCCTGGAGGAGCGGGTCGGCGCAACTCTCGGTCGCCCGCAGGAGGGCGGGCCTGATGTTCACCGGGTCTGCCGTGGTGACGGTCTCCCAGGAGGGCGGCTGCTTCATCACGACGCCATGCACGAAGGGCGATTTCTGGCCGCGCATGGCCTTGGCTTTGTAGGTCAGGACATCGTTCCGCCAGGCCGACGTTTCGAGGTCATCCCGGGCGTTCACCTTCGCTGTCAGGGTGCAGCGATAATCGTGCGCCGCCGCCGTGCCCGGCTCGATGGTGACGACGCCTATCTTCTCCGGCGACTGTTCGCGGCCATTCGGGGCCACCACGGCCGGGTGATAACCCATCACATAGGCCTTCGCGTCCGCACCGGGAGCCTGGGCCGCGTAGAACCGGCGCTTGAAGTAGCCGGTCTTGTTGGAGTTGACGGCCCCCGGGACTGGATTGGCCTCCGTCGGCGAGGCTATGGTCGCGTCGGCATACGCTATTTCCTGAACCCGCACGGTAAAGGCCAACCCCACGGCCTCCACCTGCAAGGGTGCCGCCACCGCCCGGATTGGATCAACCGCTCCCTCCCGGTCCTGTTCGCCGCTCTTCTGCGGGTTCTTGTTGCGGTTGCGGTTCGTGTAGACGACGCCGTTCTCTCCACTCTGCAGGACTAGCCGCCCGCCGACATACCGCACATCGAAGGCCACTACGCCGTAGCCCCAGAAGCCGTCGAGCATTGCCAAGGTTCGCAGGGGCCGCAGGTCGCTACTCGTGTAGGCCCCACTGCCAGTCGGCGGGGGCATCTGCCCGTACACCGCCTGTTGCCCCGCCGCGAAGTAGACGCCGTGCGACAGGCCCCAGGTCAGTTTCAACCACGGTTGATAACCCCAGTCGGTACTCCTGTCCACACCGAGGAGTTGGAGTTCGACGCGGAACTCCTGGCCCTCCGGGAGATTCTCCACGGTGCTGGCAGCGGCCCGGTGCAGCATGTTCACCGAGGAGAACTTGATACCGGTGCAGAGCGGCTCACGGTCTGGGAGGACCGTCTGCCAATACTCGCTGAAGTCACCCGAAGCTCGCCAGACCAACCCCACGGTGGTGGTCGGCGGGTTCAACTTGGTCTCGTTCTCCAGGACGCTGGACAGCGGCACGGCCCGAGGTTGTACCGTGTATCCCGCGAGGCGCGTCTTGTCCTCCTCATCCCACAGGTCGAACCACTGTAACCCGTCAGTCTCCGTGATGTGCCCGCCCTGGCCGGGGCCAACCGAAGGACTTAGCGTACCGGTCGCTGGTGTGCCGATGAAGCCCGTGTAGCCGCCCCTGGGTTCGGGACCCTTATCGAGGTTCGCCAGGTTGTCCGACAGGCCGAAGGACCGCGCCCGCCACCGTTTGGTCGGGATCAGGGGGTAACACCAGACCTCCATGTAGGGCGTAGTTTTGATCGCCATCAGAGCCAGGTCCTCAAACTATCGGTGCTGCGGAAGTATTCCAACGTGCCGCCCTGGTCAACGATGAGATGGGCCACGTTGTTCTGCAGTTTCAGGAACTGCAGGCTCGTCGGCAGGTTGCTCAGTCCCGTCGCCGGGAACTCGTCGGTCGCCCTGAGGAGGTGCGCACCAGTCTCGTCTCGCTCGAAGCTGCACACCAGGGCCACCGCCGCGCTGCCGCGCATCCCGACCAGGTAGATGGTCCCGCCATCCGGCCCTATCTCTGCGGCGACCATTTTGACGCCCGTCGCTATGACCATCTCGGCGCCCCAACTCCGTCCGTCGTCTCCCGAACGTTTCGCCAGCACCTCGTTGCCCTCTTGGTAGAGCACCAGGGGCGCTATCTCGTGGAGGTAGAACAGGAGGCCCTGGGTGGCGATGGTGTGCGTCGTCACCGTGCTGGTTATCTGCGCGGTTGCCGGGGCCGCAGTGGCGCTATAGGGCCACGCCGCCTCGCCTACCGCGTCCAGACTCCGTACGTCACAACTGGCGACGAACTCCAATCCCCCGCCGGATCTCTGCCGCAGTAGGCGCGTCATGCCATCCTGCATCAGTCTCGCGCCGGAGAGGCCACCGCCCTCCAGGACGCGTACCTGGATGGCCGAATCGCTGTCTCTCAGGTCGGGCAACCCGATATTCGCTCTTCGCACCCGCAACTTGGCACCGGCGGGCAGTGAGACCAAGTACAGGCCCGAGTAGTAGTCCCACATCATGTGCGCCATCCCCATCACCACATCCCCGGTGCCGTAAGAGAAGTCGCCATAGGGCTGTTCGCCGCCGATGGTCGCAGGTGAGGCCGGCACGGTCGTGGTAACATGGGCGTTCTGCAGGTCCGCCCACCAGGTGAACATGAAGACCGCCGGGCCGATGACCAAACTCACGAACACATAGTGGAAAGTGACAGTCTGGCGGAAGAGCGTCGTGTTGTCCGAGGCCACTATCTCGATGTCAAAATGCGCGTCGCCCAGCACCGGCTCTAACTGCCACGACTCCATCGTAATGTCTATGGCGTACTTGAACTGGAAACCGGCCGCAGGCGTATGGGCGATGAGGCCGGTGCTCGTCAGGCTGTGCCATGCGGACCACGGCACCTTACCCCACCGCCAGTTGGATGGACCTCAGGAGCGCGAGGGACTGCTGGTACTCCATCCGCGCCGCAAACTCCGGCGAGGGGTCCACCTGCACCTTGAGCGTCCCGAGGTCCCGCGCCTGCTGTTGGCGATTGGCCTCCAGTTGTCCCTCGGCGATGGCCCGGCGAATGTTCTCCGGCGAATAGGAAGTTGCTTGCTGTCTCAACCATTCCTGCCAGGAGTGCATCTGCTTCGTGACCGGATCCTCGATCCCCGTACCCATCACACCGCCGGCAGGACGACCGACCCTATGCACCTCGGCGAAGTATCCCCTCTCCAACTCACCCAGGCCCTCGCGCTCAAACTCCTTGGCGCTCATGCCATGCTGCATGGCGTAGGCTTTTGGCGTCACATAGCCCTGGGCCGTCGCCCTGGCTTGTCGCGCTTGCTCGTCCTGAAGGTTCTGTTGCTCTTGGAGTTTGGCCTGGAAGTAACCCGTGCCCAGGCCGGCCTCGGTAACAGCGGCGGTGCCGCCCGCGATAATCCCACCGAGCGGACCGCCACCTCGCGCGAAACCTGCCACAGTGGCTGCGACAATGCCCCCCATCTGGATGCCGGCCTGCGCCCAGGGATTCTCTACTTGACTGGCGAGTGCGGCTGTACCTAGACCTATTCCCAGTCCGATTCCCGCCGCACCCAATCCCGGTATCCTCACTGCTTGCGCGTGGGCGAACTTAGCTCCCTCGTGCAGGAGGGTATACGCCAGTACGCCCCCACCCAGGGCCAGGACCGGATTCTCCAACGCCCATTTCACCGCGTGGCCCGCTGTCTCCGTCCATCGCTGTACCCGGTCACCAGGAGGTTCGCCCCCGCTGCCCGGCCCGCCAGCCGTCCCCCAGGGAGCAGCGCCACCTGGCGCGCCAACTCCGCCCCCAACGCCGCCCTCGCCCCCACCGAAGACGTGCTGGAAGCCGCGTCCTATCCCCTGCAGTATGGGCCAGACTGACCCCCTCAGCCATTCCCAGACCTCGCGGGCGACGTGATAGCCCCTCTCCAGCCACCCTAGCGCCGCAGCCGTGCCGAGGAGCAATCCCTGTATGCCGCGCCCGATGAGTTCCGGGAAGGTGTTGTGGAGAAACCCGTCTATACTCTGGCGGTGTTCGTGCCAGAGGGCGTACACGGACCGCAGGGCGATCAGGATGTGCGGGAGTGTCGCCTCCAGTATCTCCAACTTCAGACCTGTGAAGACCATGCTGATCTTGTTCAGCATCGGTTCGAGCGAGTTGAAGATGCGTTGGAGAAGGGCCGGGTCAAGGCCGAGTTCCCGGGTGGCCCCGGCCGCTTCGCGCAGCCGTTCCGGCGGCAGCATGACCAACTTCATCAGTTCCTCGCCCCGCCCGCCGCTGACGATGTTGGCGAAGGGCAACTGCAGGAACTCCGGTTGTCGGCGGATGGCCTCGACCGCCGCAATGGTGCTGCCTACCAGGTCTTGCGGGTTGAATTGCGCCCCGACCGCGCCCAGGCGCGGCCCGGCAAACTCCGGGCGGTCTCGCCACGTGGAGAACATGCCGCCGACATCGGCCCCCGCCGCCCGCCCGAACATCATGGCTTCGATGTCCTGTCCCGGACGCACCCCCGCCAGACCACGCATCCGCATTCCCTCTTGGGACAGTTGACGACCGGTCTGCACCAGGTCCCGTAGGACGGACACCACACCCTGCAGAGCCTCGGAAGCGGCCTGCGAGACTGCGCCGACGGCGCGCCCGAAGGCTTCACCCAGGCCGCTGGCAATCGCCCCTAGCGCCCCGACGAAGATACCGAGGAGGGCGCCGCCGATCGCAAACATGGCGATGTTGCCGACCAGGCGCAACCCCCCCACGACGGCCTCCATGACGGCAGTCCCGATGCCGAGTACCGCCTGTGCTCCGACCGCCAATCCCTGTGAGAGGAGGTTCGCTATGCCGGACCCAATCCGCGCCAGGCCAGCACCGGTCAATCCACCGGCCGCCGACAACGCCGTACCCAGGGCATTCTCCAGGAATCCCACCAGGCCCCGGAGGGCATTCGACCCCGCGCCGAGGGCGACGCCCGCAAAGCCGGTGGCCGCCGCCAACGGGCCACTCAGGGCGCCGCCTAGACCGCCGCCACGACCACCGCCGCCGGCCGCACCACCCTCCTCCTCGCCTTCTTCGCCGCCGGCGCCTTGGATGGAATCCCGGAGACGGCTTAGGTCCTGCTCGGTGAAAACCCAGGTGCGCCCCTGCCGTGGAATGCCCAGCCGGTGAGCGTGGGCGCGGACGGTCTCGGGGTTCACGCCCAGGAGGTTGGCCACCTCACCCGTGGTGTACGTGCGCCCTGTCGGTGCCGCGCCGCCGCCGCCCGCACCACCCCACAGTTCCGCGCCTGCGAACTCCCCCTCGTCGGCGACTTCGGTTGCTTGTCTCTCCAGTGAGGCGCGCTCGCGCTCGCTTATGAACCCACCCCGCTGCCTCAGTCCGCCGGTTGGGCCGACGCCGGGGCCGCCCGCCATCCAACCGCCGCCGGGGCCGATTGCATAGCGACCACCGGTGCCCGCCGCCACCGCTGCTCGGGCCGCGTCCAACGCCGAAGTCACCTCGCCACTGGGGGTCGGCCCTTTCAGTTCCTGCACCCGCTGATTGAGGGCCTGCACGTCGGCGGACGGCAACGGTCGGACGCCCAGGCCCGGCATCCCCGTACCGGCCAGGCCGGTCAGGTGTACCCATTGGCCGTCCCGATAACTGACGTTCGTGAGGCCGCCAGCCATCAGTTCCGCCAGGACCTGTAGCACTTCCGGGTCGTTATCCGGCCACATCGTCAAGCTCCCAAGAGCGGGCAGGTGCCCGCCTTTCTCAAGGCCGCAAAGTTCATGTACAGCGGCGTCAGTGTGAAGACCGGGGCCAGCACTGAGGCCGCCAGGGAGAACCGGCGCCTGCTGATTGGTTTCCCCAACGCCCACGGCGTCAGTCCCGTGTCCCGCGTCACGAGGTAGGCCATCAGCAAGTCAACCGCCGTGTCCGGCGCACCGAAGAAGTCTAGGGCTTCGCCTCGGCTGAGGGCGTCGGCGACCCGGCTAAAAAATCGGCCTCCCCGAAGGTCAGCGTCGTATCCTTGGCGATCCTCTCCGCGAGGGCGGCCTTCACCACCGGCGGCAGGCGGAGGGCGTTCTCCGGGGTGCAGTCCTGCTCCAGTGACCACGCGACCAGGCCATGCGATACCAGAAAGTCCGTCTGCCGCTGTGTTATGCCCGTGATCTTCCGGCCCACCTCGTTCAATCTCCCCAGGTCCTTCTCGTTGGGCGCACGAAAGGGCTTCCCCGGTTGCGGCGACATCCGTTCACTGATACGCGCCGCCTCGGTCTGCAGTTGGATGAGTTCCTGCGCCCCCTGATCCCAGGTCTCTGCCTCCAGGTCCTCCAGTTCGCGCACCTTGAACTTCTCGCCGCCGAACTCCACCTCGGGCGGACAGTAGTAGCCCTCTTCACCTTTGAGTAGCATCATCGGCCTCCCTATCTCGTCTTACGTTGTCACCCCGGAGGTGATGGCCACCGCGTAGGAAGCGGTGTCCACCGTCCAGGTGAGCATCTGATTGGCTGGGGCCTGTTGCCGGCCCTGGCGGTTGAGGTAGTTGTGGTCAACCACTACCTGCACGTACTTGCGACCGGCTCCCGTGCCTGCTGCTTCCGCGCGCAGTGTTACGGCGGCCCAGTCGTCGGTATCCCGTAGCGCCGAGGGCAACCGGTCGTGTAGGCCATAACTGAGCGTCAACTTCTCCAGCAGAGGCACGATCTTGTAGCAGGTGCGACTGATGGCCAACTCCGCCGTGCCCAAAGCGCCGAACTGCTGCCTCATGCCCCGCCGTTGGAGGCCGTTCTGCACCCGTACCGAGGCCCGCGAGAGGATGGAGTGGTAATCCGTTCCGCCCGCATCCTTCACCGTCAGGTTCGACCAGTACAGAACATCAGCCGCCGGCAGCACTATCGTCGCCGGACTCGGCTGTTCGAGGGCCACGGCGGGCCATATCTCCACGTCGGCAACGAGGTTCTGGTTCTCGGCGATGTCCAATGACAGGCTGTTGATGAGACAGTCCAGGGCCTGTTCCGCGTACCCATCGCCGAAGGCCGGGTCCGTGCCGGTCTCGATGGTGAGCAGTTGCAGTCCGCCAACGGTGCCCGCTTTATCGGGATCACTCCTGTCGCGGATGGCATAGGTCAGGAACGTCCCATTCGCCACCTCGATGCGAGTCTGCATCGTGTACGTCCGCAGGCCCGGCACCTTGGCGAGATCGCGACTGGCCCCGATGCCTTCGACATCGCGGATACCCTCGTCGCGGTTGAGCGCCGGGAGCGAGCAGACGCCGATGGCCGTATTGACGGTGCCCTGTAATGAGGGGTCAGCAACGGCGCTCATCGCCACCAACCGGGAAGTCTGCAACTTGTAGTGGGCGTAGCCCTGATGCGCGGCTCTGAAGTTGCCGCTACCGTAAAGACCCATTTCGCGTCTCTCCTTCCGTAGAACCGCAGGGGCCGCCCCTGAACGAGGCGGCCCCTTTCACGGCATGTGGTCTCGGTCTAGAGTTTCAGGCGGCGGTCCGCCGCCGGGTAGAAGTATACCCTGTCGCCAGCGGTTCCGCCCGAATCCGAACAGACGGTCACCGCCTCGAAACACGGATACACAAACCCAGCAGTCGTGTAGGTGTGCAGGAGGTTGTCCTCCAGTTCGAGGCTGGTATTGGTCACGATAGTCTTGACGACGCCCCACTCCTGCTCCAGCCAGGTCTCGTTGGGTGGCGAACCCGACCATTGCGTTATCAGAACCGTCTGGCCGACCTTGAACTGCGCCGTGGCCGCGACCGAGACGATGGCCTGACCGGAGGCAGCTCCCGAACCGATGGCCTGCCTGCCGACTACATAGGTGTCACCGACGGCACCACCGGCACCAGTCCCGCTTATGACTTGGCCGATGACCTTGGTCGTATCGTCAGCCAAGCGACAGGTGATGCTCAGAGTCCAGTCGGCAACACCCAACGCAGTCACCCTGGCCAACACCGCGCTAGTCGCGCACAGCAAGGGATCGAGGGCCGTGCCGGCCACGAGGCTACCGCCCTTGGTGAAGTCCCCGAGCGCCACCCCCGGCGCAGCCGCCCCTCCGTCTGCGGGACCGTGGACGTTCGCTATCGAGATGTTATTCGGCCCCAGGAGGGTCTCGATGATGTCCTTGCATACATAGTCGAGGCGCAGTTGCCGATCCGTCAGATACCCGTTGATGTGCGAGGCCGCCGCGTCTGTCGTGCAGTAGGTGTCCAGGTCCGCGAGCCAGGTCTTCATCTCCGGCAGGTCGCCGAGATTCATGGCGAGAATCGCGGCATCGAGGGCGGTGCCGTTGACGCCCTTGACCCGGTTCTCGAAGGTCTCGTCACCTACTGCGTCTACCCTGGTCCACACGTCGGTGCCGCCCGTGCCAGCCAGGGCCATCGCCTTGACCTGGTAGGCGAAACGGTCAAGGATGCCGAGGATGCCGGTTTCGATTGCAGTCAGTGCCATTCTTCATCGTCCTTCCGTCTCTTCGTTAGTTCGGTATGCCGAATTCCCGAATTCGCCGACTCAAACGTGGCTACCCCAGAGGTTGCTGCCAGGCGGTTGCCGCAGGAGATACCTCGCCATCCAGCCCGAGTAGTTCTTGAACTCCGGGGGAACCATCCGTAGGCCTAGCGGATGTATCTCCACCCACAGCAGCCGACTCGGGGCGTCCGGGTCCTTGTGCTGTGCCCGGTAAGTCGGGTGGTAGAGGATCCCCCTGGTCAGACAGGCGATGTCCAACGACTCCTGGAACTCACGCCGCTCTATGGCGGGCGCATAGGCCACCGTCACGTTGATCTCATCCTCATCCATCTGGCCGAGGCCGAACTCCGTACTGTTGAAGGCCCCGCCGACCACTATGCAGGGCCACCCCAACTCGCCAATTTTGGCCTCACCGGCATAGTGCCAAGTCTTTGGCTGGCACCTGGCGGGGAAACCGAGGTGGTCCATCAGCGGCCATAGGTTCTCCTTCAAGGCCCGCAATATCTCATCCAGGGCAGGCGTCGGTCTCCCGAGTCGCCCCAGCCAGTATTCAACTTCAGTCAAGTCGAGGACTGCCACTACGACTTCGCCTCCCATTTACAATCGAGTGTCCCCCCATTCATACGGGGGCAACGATCACATGAACCCTCCCGCCTCAAAGTCCTGTTCGGTCTTTGCCACCGGTTCCTCTCCGAATTGTCCCTCTGCCGCTGCCAGTGCCCGCGCCGCCTCCGCCGCGCCCTGCCGCCAGTCGTTCTGCACCTGAGGCAGCAACTCTTCGGCTACATAAGGCCACGGGCCGTGTGCCTGCATTTTCACCGTTCCGTGGCTAAGGAACCACGGGTAAGGTGCGCCTTCCTTGGACTTGGCCTCGTTCCAGAAGTTGAGCGTGATCCCCTCGCCCCATCTCAGTACGCTCCAACGCCAGTGACTCTCAAAGTCGCCGCTCTGCAGGTTGATGACCGCCCGGTTCGGCACCGCCGCCCTCGCTCCCCGCCTCGTCCCCACTGGGAAACTCGGTATCACCCTCGGGGTCCCGAGCCGCACCCACGACGCCTTGGACCCTGGCACACCGAACCCGTAGGGGTGGCCCATCTCCCGCAGGTCCTTCTGAGAGTACGGCCCCCGACTCAACCGTCGCAGGGCCTCCACCCAGCGGCGGGCGAAGTCTCGCATCCGATCCAGGCGAATGTACGGCGCATAGATGGATTGCAGGTGAACGGTCTGGACGGTGTTGCCGCTCGCCGCCTGGTGGATGTCCACCGAAGGGTGCCCCACCATCTCCATCAGGAGCGGCTCGCGCACTCCGGCCATCGGCATGGTCCGTCCCGGTGGAACATAAGGCAGGTAGGCTCGGGGGCGCATACCGGGCAATGCCGCAGGCCAACGGGTCTCCTGCCACTCGCGTTCATAGATCGGGTGCTCCTCGAGGAATTGCCACTCTTGCAGTCGCATATCTAGGCCTCACCTGGGTGCTTGCGTACCAGGTAGACTCTCTGTGGCGTCAGCCCTCCCGTGCACAGCGGCAGTGGCCGCGGTGGTTTCTCATCACCCAGGATGCACCAGAACACGGGATGGTAGAGGAACTCCACAGCGTAGAGTGCGTTGGTCGCGGGCGCGTTGCCACCGGCCATCCACGTCACCGCCGTCGGTCCCAACCGGCAGTCCGTACCCACGCGGTAGACCGTCGCCCCTGCGGTCACTGAGACCAACTCTGCCGGGTACGGTTCGGAGAACGTGTCTACGCCTTTGGTCAGTCTCTCCCGTTTGAGCAGACTCCGCTCCTGCAGGACCAATTTGTCGAGCAGGCCCAGGCGCAGTTCGTCGGGCATGGTCTGGCACACGAGATCGCCCATCTTGACTACCCCGAACTCAGGGTGCAGGAACCGCTCCTTCAACTCAGTGAGCAGCACCCGCACGGCACTCCTGAGGGCGTGCTCCTGATAGTACATGCCGAACTCGCAGTCCTCACACCCACGTTGGTGGTCGTAGTTCGTCGCCGGATCGTAGCAGGTGTGCGGATAAGCCTTGAACCAACGTACCCTCTCCCCGGCCCGGCGGATGTGTTGTCGGAAGCCTTCTGGGTTCAACATCAGAGGATACCCACCACCAACGGCCTCTCGCGGCCCTCGAAGCGTTGGAGGTATTCCTTGGATTCCTTCCGCAGGTCTTCGAGTATCTGCTGGACTGGCGTAAACGTCTGAGTGAACCCATCCAGTTGGATGCTGTCGGGGATTGCCCGCCGGCACGCCTGGAGGACACGTGCCGCCGCATCCGTCGCCACGTAGTGCCTGACATCAGCCAAGGCGTCATTCGTGGCCGCGTCCTCGTAGCCAGCGGTGTAGTCAATATGGATGAGTTGTGGCATTACGTCGCCGGGCCACGCGCCCCGGCCCAACACCGGCAGCCACATGCTCGCCCCTGCCGCCGCCATTGCTGGTGCCGCCGCCCCGAAGGGAATGATCGTCGCTATGCCCAGTCGCTTGTTCGTCCGGATCCACGACGAAGGGAAGGTCAGTATCTCAGTCGTGATGTTGAAGGCCAGCCGGAAGTCCAGAATCTCCACTATCGGGCGATGGCGCAGTACCACCCGGATGGGTCGTGAGGACATCGCCCGGTGGAGTGGATAGGGGTCTTCCAGTAGGTCATAGGTCGCCCCGGCCACCGGGTCCATGCGAATCGTCTTCAGGGTGAGTAGTACCCGGGTGCGGCGCTGAAAGTCGGCCTCGGCCTCCGCGATGGACTCGGTGTACTGGGAAGTACCCTGAGCGCCTAAGGCGTCAATGTAAGGGGTGATGCCGCCCAGGTGCCCCTCTACCTGTTCCTGCGTGATGATCTTACTCATGGCCCTCGCCTGTTTCGTCGTCGGATGGTACAGTTTCGGGTTCCTGCAAGGCGGCGAGGAGTTCGGACTTCTTCCACGTCAAGTCGCAGGTCAGGCCGACCTCCTTCGCCCTGTGAAGGAGTTCGGCGCGGCTGAGGTCGGCTAGCGGTGTAGTCCCGGCAGCCGGCTCTTCGTCCTCCTCTACTGTGAAGACCGGGATCTGCCGGAACACGTCCAGGTCCTGGGCCCGCAGAGGTTCCGGCGCGTCCGCGAAGTTCAACTCCTCACCGGGCCGCGCCACGATCCCCACGATCCCCAGGCACTCGCCGGTGTCGTCGAAGCGCACCGTTACGTCGTTCACGCGCACCAACTGACCGGCGAGTGTCTCGCAGGTGACTTTCATCGGTTATCCTCCCTTCTGTATCCCGCCTAGAGGTGCGTCGGCAGGAGAATGCCACGCCTCGTCCAGACCACGTCAGCCGCCCCGCCCACCCCCGGTTCCGCACCGGCGTAGTACACATACTCATCCGCGTCATAGATGACATGCACTCGGAACTTCGAGCCATCCGTGCCGTCCACCACGGGAATGATGATGAACCCCGGAGCGGCGGCGAACGAGGGCATCGGGCTGTCTACGAACGTCCCATCCGCCGAGTGGTCAACAGCGACCAGCGCCGCATCGCCGTCGTGGAAGCCGATCAGTTCGAGCGTACCGGTCAACTCCTGCCCGAGCAGCAACTGGTACTTCCGTTCCTCCGGGAAGGCGTTGCGGATGCGGTTGAACAACTGAGTCACGCTGATAGCCATGTTCCTGGTCTCCTCTCAAAAGTTCGCCCGGGGAGAGTCGCCTCTCCCCGGGCCGTTAGTTCGGCGTCTCGGGTTAGGTGCCGAGCGGGTTCCACCCACCCTCCTTGATGAGACTGGGCAGAACGTTCTTGTAGATGACGAGACGCTTGGGCCGCGTCACGCGCAGGAACCCGTAGATCATCTGCAGCCACGGGATAGCCGGCTTGACGATCGCCAAGTCGAGTTTCATCATGGGCATGAGCTGCCGCCAGTCGAGCGCCGAGTCGAGGGGGTTGGCGTCCACCATGAAGCACACGGTCGTGCCGGGGACCCACGTACCGGTATCTACCCAAGTCGTCACGCCACCCACCAGGGCCACACACTGATACAGGTAGCGGCAGTCGGCAGCGGAGGCCGCATTCTTCGCAGTGCGATAGATGCGGAAGCCCTTGACTGCCGCGTCCGTGTGGGTGATGGTCAGGGTGACGTGGTTGGTCGCACCGACCGCCTGCACGATGCTCGCCAACGAGGCGGACTCCCCATTGCAGTTGATGGAACTGACCCGGTAGAAGTAGTTACCGGCGGGGATGGTCCCATCGGCGCCTGCAGCCGCCGAAGTCAGGACTGTGGGCGCAGCCGGGGCCGGGTTGCTGGTATCGCCGCCCCGGCTGGTCGTGGGAGCTTTGTGGAGCGGCGTGGTCTCGTTGAACCAGCCGCGCTCGGGTGCCAGGAAGATGTCGGAGATCATCTGCAGGACACCGTAGGAAGTCGCCAGGCGACCGATGCCCAGGTCCACCTGGAGTTGCCCGTCCCCGGCCTGTTGGGGGATGAACCGCTCAGACCCGAGGAAGGCCTTGTCAATGTCGGTCTTGGAGAAGGGGTCGGCGAAGAAGTGGGTCGGCACCCCGGCGTAACTGCCGATGGTGCTGGCCCCGTCGTGGATGTAGTCCCGGTTGTCCAGGGCGACGCCGTTGAGGTTCTGGATGCAACCCGTGGCCGCAGCAGCCACCACCACCGGCAGAATCCCGTCAATCTGCTCGGGGATGATGGAACTATCGCCGAAGAACACGTCGCGCTCCAGGTTCCCGAGGAGGAACCTGGTTCCGGCCTGTTCTTCCTCGGCCACCGCTTGGATGATGTTCCTCACGATTGTAGCAACGTGCGAAACTTCGCGGTAGGTGCGATAGAACTTCGCGTTGCCGGTCTTGCGAGCCAGCGTCGCGCTGGTGGAGACGGGGTTGTTAGCCTCGCCCGATACTCCTCCATAGGGAGATCCATACTCGCTGCGCTCCGTCCATTCGTCCACGGTGCTCTGGATCGGGGTCCGCTTGAGAAGCTTGAACAGTTGGATATGGCGGTCAGCCCAGATCGTGTCGTACAGCAGTTGGTCCAGCGACTGCACCCGGAGGGCCTGACCTCCTGTAAAAGCTGCCACATCTGTACCATATCCAGTGGTCAGGGCCTTGACCAGGTCATTCACATTACCGAGACCCAGGGCCCCCAGATCTGCGAAGGGAGTCGTTCCCAGTACGTCCATTGGTACAACCTCCTGTCATGCGAAAAACCCGCCTCTGCTCAAGCAGACACGGGCTTTCCTTGGCGTTTGCGAACTAGTTGCCGTCTACGGCCTCTGGCACGAGTACCGCCAGAGTGTGGCCGAGGACCCTACTCTGCAGTCCGGATGCGCGCCAGCACTGAGGCGGCGGCTGCCGGCGCTCCCTGATCATAGGCGAGTTCGACCTGTCGCCTCTCAGCGGGCGTAATGAGGCTCTTCTTCAGGGCCACCTCAGCCTGCTTCATGGCCGTGGCCTTATCGGGTAGTGTAGTTCCCTCGGCGGCTATGCCCTTCTGGAGAACCTGGTAAGGCGCAAGCGCGCTGACTGGCCGCTGGCCGATGCCGTCCAGCTTCTCGTTGAGGGTCTTGATCTGGTTCGCCTGGACCCTGATGGCCTTGGCGAGTTTCGTCAGGACCTTGGTCTGGCTGTCTGCGATGGCCTGGTAGGCACCGGTCGCTGAGACCATTACTGCCTTCACCAACTCGTCAGCCGACACCAGTTCCTCCACGTCCTTGTCCTCAGCCAGGGACTTCTTGATCTTGTCCTTGGTCGTCTCTTTCTCTTCGTCCTCATCCTCGCCGAGGTTCAGATCCTTGACGGCCTGCTTCAGCCGGGCGTCCTCGTCCTTGTCTTCCTCATCCTCATCCTCATCCTCATCCTCCTCGGCCTTCTTCGTGCCCTTGCGCAGGAGGCCGACGACGGCGCTGAGGGCCTTGGCGAAGAGACCGTTCCCGTCTTCGCTCTGGCCCACGGTCGCCTGATCTTCCGCCGCCTTGCCGAGGGCCTTGCTGATGACATCCACGTCTGTCTCGGTGAGGGTGGAAGACTCAACTCCCATCTTCTCACACAGTTCTTCGATCGTCATGCTCATGGTGTCTTCTATCTCCTTCCGTCTCAGTGTGCTAGGTTCGGAAACGACAAAGCCCGCCATCGCTGGCGGGCCGGGGGCTACTGCCCTTGGTTTTCATCGCATTACTCGCCACCTCCCCTGGACTCGCGCCGCCTTCCCTTGGCAGCGAGTTCCTGGAATCTCTTCTTCCCGTACTTCTTGCGGCCCGCCGCGGCGGCGACGGCAGCCGGATCACGGGCTCCGCCCTTACGCGCCTCCTCCTCCAGTTCCTCGAAGCGTTCGCCGGACCCCAGTGGCGCCTTCTTCTTTTTCTTCTTCTTTGCCTTGCTGCAGACTGCCTTGTAGAGCGCCGCCACCTCCGCGAGAGCCTTGCCTAACTCCGTCGGTTTCTCTTTCATCCCATCATCACACCTCTCGCACTTGCCCCCCCGGGTACGGCCACCGCACTTGGGGCACTTGCCGGCTTTGGCCTTGTCTGCGCCATCGAGGGACTGCTGACGCAGAGCCTGGCCCTGTGTGAAAGTTGCCACATCCGTGCCGTACCCCGATTCGATGATGGCCTTGACCAACGCCCCGAAGAACCCCTTGCTGAGGGTCACGATCTCACTCTCCACTTCGCCAGTCGCCTCCAACTCCGGGCACAATATCATCGCGTCCGGGGTCTTCGCGTCGCCCGCGGCCAGGGCCATGACCTCCGACAGCGACTTCACGAGCGGCACCGCCGGACAGTCCATGTTCGTCGGGTGGGGAGTAAGCGCCAACTTGGCGACCATCGCTCCGACCAGTTCTCCTCCCTGGCGGATCGCGGTCCCCTGTGCGCTCACACCCAACTTCGCGCCGCTCTGGGCGTAGTAGTGCGCGCGCTTCAGGTCCTCGGGAGCCAGCAAGGCGTCACCCAACGGGTAGACGCGGAACTTGACGTAGGTCCCGTTCTCCCCGTCGAGTCTCCGCCCGAAGTGTTGCGCCACCTCCTCGGGGCTGATCCGGCGTATCTCCTGCACGTCGCCGATATCTACGTCACCGTGGTCGAAATTGATTTTCCCGAACCGCTCCAGGTAGGGGAAGGACTTGGCCACCATGTCCTGAGGTACGCGCTCGTTCTCCCAGTCCAGAGCGTCGGAACTGGCGATGGCATGGAAGAGGATGGAGCCGTCCTCCTGGTAGATGCCCTTCTGCAGCGGCACGACCACCGCGAACTTCACGGTGGCCTCCGCTTTGCTGGTCTCAAGAATGGGGTCTGGCATGATGGCCTCCTGAATCGAAAGAGGCCGACCTGGTTAGGATCGGCCTCTCTCGCGCCGCGATCCGGCTGTCTCTTAGGAGGACCCTCTGTTCATTCAGAGGATCCTCTCCTATATGCCTATGATGACTGTTCGGGTTCGGCCTCCGCGTACAGCGTGTCCTGTCGCTCGCGGATGAGGTCTACATACTCCTGTGCCAACTGGCGGAGGGCGTCGGTCTCGGGCTGGAAGTCGGCCTTCTTCCACTTCTCCAACACCGGCCGTATCTGGTCGAGCCGCTTGTCAATCACCGTGAGGCGCACCCGCGCCTCCGCGCTTATCCTGGACAGGTCGGCCTTGAGTTCCTCTTCGAGTTTGCTCAACTTCGCCATCTGCTGCACCAGGCGGGTCTTGGCGCCCTCGGTCTTCACTCCGCCACCTCCTGCGCCTGCAGCAACTCGTAGAGGGTCCCGGCCAACCCGGTCTCGTCGGCCATCGAGAGCGAATCGGCTACACTCATACTGGCCTTTTTCCTCTTCAATCTCTGGGCCGCCGTCAACTCCAGGGGCGTCTCGGAGCGAACGTGATACAGCGTCACGTCTCGCGTTTGCTTGCGCCGGAAACTACGCGCCACTCGCTGCTCCACCGTGGCCTGCGTGTCCGGCGTGTCGAAGTTGACTACCACACTCGCCCCCTGAATGTTCATGCCGAAGTTGGCCGCGTCGGTGCAGAAGAGCACCTTGAGGTTCGGATCCGTGGTCATCTGGTCGGCCAGGGCCGAGCGCTTCCCGGAACCGACCGAACCGTTTATCATCCCATAGGCATTCTCAGGCAGCCCCAGCCCCGCCTTCACGGTTTCGATGGCGTAGTCGTTGGTGGCGAAGATGATGACCTTCTCGTCCGGGTGGGCGGCCATGATCTCCTTGACCGCACCGACCTTCCTGTTGTCCTCCGGCGAGATGTTGTTGACTATCCTCCTCTGATCACTCTCCTTGTTCAGGGCAGCGCCCTTCGGCAACGCGGCCTCGTGCTTCATCTTGAGGAAGTTCTGCTCGATGGCCCGGTAATCCGCCGCCTGCCTCTCGGTCAACTTTACCCGCTTCTCGTCCTGGCGCAGTCGTATGGGGTTGCCCCCGCGTTTCTCCGGCGCTATCTCCAGAACCTCGCGGCCCCCCTCGGTGTGCTTCGTCGTCATCTTTATGCCGATCATCGCCCCGTCGAGTTTCTGCTGGAGGGCGTGCAGCAAACTCGTGTCCATGGGTCCGACCGTCTGCCCCAGTTTGCCGTAGCGGGCCATGAACTCCTTCTGCGAACCGAGCAACCCCGGCTGGAGGTACTCGACCATTGACCAGAGCTCCGAGAGGTCGTTCTTCACCGGCGTGCCAGTCATCATCATGCGATACGGGGGTTGGAGTTCCCGCAGGACTTCACTCCGTTGGCTGGGCTTGCCGCCCTCCCTTTGTGTGAGGTAGTGAGCCTCGTCCACTACTATCGCGTCGAAGCCCGCCTCCTGGATGAATAGTCCGTCGTTGCGGAGGGTGTCGTGCGTTACCACCGTGAAGAGTTGGTCCCCTGCGTAGGCTTTGCGACGCTGAGACCCACTCATCTTTTCGGCACTGATCGTCACATAGTTATTGGCCGTCTCCGGGTCCAGGAAGACGGCGGCCTCCTTGCCGAACTGCTGCAGAACCGACTTGGGTACCACCACCAGTGCCTTCTTTACCTTGCCCTGCTTGGCGAGGTGGGCGATGCCGCAGAGGGCGACTGCCGTCTTCCCTGATCCGGCCTCGTCGCCCACCAGGATGCTCTTCTGTCGCTCCCAGAACTTGATGTCGGCCTGTTGGTGCGCGGAGAGGATGATACCCTCCCCCTGACCCTCGGGTTTCCAGTCCTCCCAGCCCTCACCACGCCCCCGCACCTTGATCTCCTGAATCTCCTTGTCGCCCTCCCACTGCTCCAGCGGTTGCGGCGAGGCGAGTTTGTCCAGGGCCTCTTCCTTCACGTTCACGACGTACTTGCCTGCGGCCCCCTGGGTAATGGCATAGTCGCCCCTGTCGAGGCCGAGTTCTTCCGCCTGCGCCACTGCTCCTAGCCGCGTAGACCGCGCCGTGAGCGCGAGGTTGCCCCCTACGCCCTGCTCCAGCATGAGGGCGACCTGAGCCATCGTCTCCAGGCCCCCGAGTGCCCTGGCGCAGATGCGCTTGGCCTCGTTGGTGGCTTCGAGGGCCTTGGCGGTCGCCTGCCTCTGAGTCAGCAAGCCGCCAGCGCCGCCCATCGCCCTGATCTTCTCGGCCTGCCCCTGCAGTTCCTCACTCTTCGCTACCGCCATCGCCGCCGTCGCCCCGCCCGTCGTCGCAATGAACTGCTGGATGGCCTTCGCCATCTTCTTCGGGTCGTGTTTGCCCCGGAGGTAGTGGGCGATCACGCGGGCGCTGCCGGTGACCCCCAGCCTCTGCGCCGTCTCCGGCCGCAGGATGGTCTCCCCGGAGACCTCAGCCGCCATGCCGGCGCCCGCGTCTACCGCACCGGCTTGCATCGCGTTCGCGGCCAGCGGTTGGTCCGGGTCGGCCAACTCCGCGAGTTGCACGTTGGTCTTCACCTGCTCCCGGTCTACGTGGTCTGCGAGGGCGAGGCGCCGCACCTCTTCCTCGGAGAGCGGCTGAGTCAGGAGTTCAACGGCCCGTTGCACCTTGGCGTCACCGCGCCTCAGTGCCCTGGCCACGGCTCTCTCTTCGCCCCGGGCCCGGCGCAACTCGAAGACCTTGGCCGCGATCTCCTGGGCGTCTTCTGCCGAGAGGCGTATCTTCCGCACCTCGCCGGAGGCGTCTGTGACCTGAACTTCACTATCCTGCGGCTGGCCGGTCGCCTCCTCCCGGGCGAGGGCGTCCAGGGCGGCGCGAGCGACCTGAGCGGCGGATTTCTTCGCCGCCTCGGCAACCGCCTTCTCCTGCTCGCTGATGGCCCCCTCCTCCAGTTGCTTCGCCTCCTGCTCGCTCGCGCCCATCTTCTCGGCTCGTTGGCGGGCCTGCAGGGCGATGCGGCGTCGCTCCTGAGCCGTCAACTCACCGTACTTCTCCCCGAGCCGCTCCCTGATGGTCTGCTCCAACTCGGTCTGCTTCTGCTGGCGGGCCGCGCCCGCCTCGCCCTTCTGCTTCTCCAGTTCAGTGGTTTCCTCTTCCGAGAGGGGTGTCTGGTCCTTGGGCTTCTTCCCTATCTTTTTCAAGCCGCCGGCGGGCTTGCGGAACCGCACATAGTTGAGCTCCCCACCCGCCCCACCAACAACCATCGCCTCATCCTCGCCGAGGTCCTTGACGATGATTGGTACGCCCTTGGTGCCTTGGCCGCCTGGGCGGGCCGTCACCCACCGGAGGCCGAGTTGCTTCATCTCCTGAGCACTGAAGTGCGCCTTGCGGAGGACGACCAGTACGCCGCCTTCGCGGGCTTGAGGGATGGTGACGGCCTTGCGCAGCTTGGAATAGTCTACACCTATATAGTAGGCAGACCCAATATGAGTGGCTTTGTAGGCGTCGGTGAACTCATTTCCTCTCAATAGGTCAGGAGAGAGAGCAACGCGCAATGCGGCATCCTTGGAGTTGAATACGTAACTGTGATGTGCCGTCTGCCGGGGTAACTTTGTGGACCTACCCGGTACGGGCTTCTTGTCAAAAACCGCCAAGCGAGGAGGATCTGCTTTGCCACTGCCGTGGTGCAGGTAGACCACCCACGAACCCCCGGTCTCACGTCCGTCGTGATAGACCTTCACATCCAGGCCGTGAGGGCCACGCATCACCGTGAACTCCGGTTGCCCAGGAGTCTCCCTTTTCTCGTGTTCCCGCCTGATGGTCACGGTGCCGGAGGTTGTGCGCATGGGATGCGCCCGGACGCGACTCTTCCGCAGTCCGCCCTGCCACTGGTCGAGCCAGGCCCAGAAGTCCTGCTCCAAGTCCGCCCGCTGAGGTAGTCTCACAGGCATACTACCCCCTTCGCCAGTGCCCCACCCGAGAACGGTTGCCGTACCGTCAACCGGCCGCCGTTCTCCAGGTACGACCTCCACAACGGCTCGAAGATGTACGAAGTCCGACAGGTGCCGGGATCGTGGCCCATCTCCTCGGCCACCACCGCCATCGCCTCCCGCAGGGACTTCTTGACTTCGCTAGGCTTGGCTCCCTCACCCAACTCCCGCGCCTTCAACTCCTCGAAGAGCCGCAGGTTGGCCTGGTAGGTGCGGAAGTCCTTCGGATTCACGCCGAACTTCTGCAGGTAGGCCCTCGGCACCCGTTCGTCAACCTCCACCTGCTCACCGTGGTCGTTATACCAGAAGAGTTTCTCGCCCGGGCTGCGGTCTGCCTGTTGCCGCAGGAAGTCCACGAGCGCCGGATCGGCGACTGTGCGATCCCAGGCCACGCCCTTCTTCCCAGGAAACTGCAATCTCACCGTGTCGTCCTCGATCCTGATGTGTTCTTTGCGGAGGGAGGCCGCACCGAAGGTGCCGTGCGTCTGGGCCATGCTCTCCGACCCGACCCGCAGGTTCAACTGCCGAATCAGCGCCACCATCGCCGCCGCCACCTTGGTGATGGGTGTATCCCGACGTTGCAGGTCCTTCTCCACGGCGGCGTCTATCTCGGACAGTGCCTTCCGCAACGTCAGGCACGCCTCGTACTTCCTCATAGTGCGCTTCTTGATCTCGGGCGTGGTGGCCTTGGATGGGCGGATGTCGGTATGCGCCCGGCGGATGACTACGGCCCCGGTCTTCGTGCGGAGGGGATGGGCCTTCACCCGGCGGGACTTGCTCAACCGCGCCCCCCGCTGCACTGCCTCCGCCTCGAACTTCTCATTTAGCCGGACTGCGTCGTTGTACTCCGGGTCATAATGTTTCTGGCCCAGTTTCTGGCGCAGTACTTCATACTCATCCCACCGTCGCCGCAGATGACTGCCCTCTGGTGGTGGTTCGACGTTCACACCCTCACCCACTCGGTCCTTGACCACTTGCCAGTACCGTTGGAAGACTGCTTCGGGAAACTCCGACAGGTCTTGACCCTTTAGCCGCATGAATAGGTCGGGCAGCAAGCGGAAACCACCGCGCGCTTCCTTGAGTGTTTCAAGATCACCCGCTAGGTAGGCAGTGGCTTCGCTGTGTCGCCGCTCCTCCTGCTCCAGGTCCTCAGCCGTGGGCTGGAAGAGAGCGCTGAGTTTCTGCCTCGCCCTCTCCCGCTTGCGGTCCTCCTTCGTCTTTGGCACTGCAACGGGAACCTCAAAGAGTGCCGTTCCCTGCGAGGCTGGCACGGCACTGGTCTCGTGCGCCTGGACCTGTGTGATCTTTCCGCTTTCCAACCGCCGGCGGTGTGCCCGGACATGAGCCTTCTTGAGCGGTGCCCCGCGCCTGTCCAACTCCTTGCCTAGTGCTTCCCGCCGGTCCTCCAGCGTCGCCAGGGACTTCTCCATTGTCCCGAAGAGTGAACGCGTCGCCACTGGCACCACCAACGCCCCGGCCTCCACCATCCCGCCGCCAGTAGATACCTGCCGCCGCTTCGTCGCCTCCACCGCCTCCCGCTTCATCATCTCCTGCTTCATCAGCCCCACTATCTGACCGAGAGTGTTGATGGCCCCCTCGACCTTCTGCAAGTTCACCTGCAGGTCGCCGCTGGTCAGCAACTCCGGTTGGAAAGCGCCCTTCTCCTCCGAGAAGGCGACCGCTATGGCGTCGGCCACCGCTTCGGCAATCCGGTCTATCTTGGCCTTCTGCTCCCCGCGCGCCACCTGCCTCTCGCCGCCCGTGGCCTCCTCCTCCGAGAACATGACCTGCTGTTCCTGCGCCCGGATGTATTCGGTAATCATCCCGTTGAGGATGTCGGCGGCGAGGCTGTGCGCCCGGGCGTGCCGCGCCATCCGCACCTGGTGGAGTAGGCGTTCCCGCCGTTGCTTCGGCTCCGTCACGTTGTCCGTCAAGCGCGTCAGGATGTTGCCGTGCCGGGGCGTCAGGGCCCCCCGGCTCACCATCTCCTGCACTTCCGGCTCAAGTTCCGTCAACTTGACATAGAAAGTGACGTGGTGTTGCTTCTTCCCGGTCTGCTTGGCCACCCACTCGCGCGCCGCGTCCTCGAGTCGCGCCGCCACCGCCGGGTCCTTGAAGTCCTTGCCCTGCCACCTCTTCGTGCGCTTCGCCTTCCTGATGAACAGGTCGGCCAACTGCCGGTAGGCGACGGCCTCCTCCATCGGCGTGACCTGCTCGCGGTTCACGTTCTCGATGACCTGCTCGGTGAGGACGCTCTCCTCAGTGACATCGTGGCGGATGATCGCCTTGATTTCCTTGAGGCCCAGGAGTTGGCAGGCCCGGTAGCGACGCTCGCCCGCGATGATCTGATACTTGACGGCACCCGCGCCGGCGATGGGCTGCACCACTATCGGCGTCTTCTGCCCGGTCTCGCGGATGCTGTCGGCGAGTTCCTGCAACTTCGCCCTGTCAAAGAGCTTGCGATGCTGAGAAGGATCCGGGCGGACGGTCGCCAGCGGCAGGCGGGCGATCTTCTCCTCGGTGGGCTTCGCCTTCGGCTTGTACTCCTTGCGCTGTTGCGTCTTCGCCCGCTCGAAGGTGACGCCGCCCTTGGGCTTCTGCCGAGGATGGGCGCGGACCCGGACCATCGCCTTTCTCAGTTTGGCGAACAGAGGCATGTGGACACTCTTGCGGACGGCGGTGAAGCGCCTATCCCATTCGGCTAGTTGGTCATGGAAGTTTGCAGACATCGCGTCCTCGACTTGAACAGCGTCGGCAGCACCCGGCTCACCCGCTGCCACTGCGGCTCCCAGTCGTTAGAGAGTCTCAACCGCCCGCCTGGTGTGGTGACAACCGGATTGGTCTCTCTCTTCTCATACCCTGGGCCGAGACGATCTATGGTCGCCTGAAAGTCCGGGTGGACGCCCTCCGGCACGTACATCGCCCCGTAGAAGGAGACGAGCCGGCGGATCACCGGCCCGTGTAGGTCCTGTTCCAGCGCCGAGCCATCCGTCTCGGCCCACTGTACGCGCACGACCTGGTCCTTGACGCCGGCCCCGTCTACGCCCAGTTCGCCCTCCACACCGACGCGAAGATGTCCGACCAACTCTCCGGCCTTGTTGTAGGAGAGGAAGGCGAGTTCCGCACCCGGCCCCTGGCCTCTGGTGAAGGTAAGGATAAGCACTGGCTCGCCGTTCGGCAGGGCCACCGTGTCGCGGCACTTCTCGTCGCCGAAACTGGCCGGTACGTTCATCTCCCGCCGGTGGGCGCGGACGTAGGTGCGGCCCCGGCTGCGGTAGTGAGGCGAGACGCGGACGACGGCCTTGGCGAGTTCGCCGGGTCTGTGAAAACGGGGACCCTTTGGCATCAATTGCCACCAACCCTGGTCTGCCTTGTCCGGATCAATGCCCATCCATCGTGCCTCATGTTCTGTGACCTGGAATCCTTCACGGAATGGCTCAACTTCGCGCCCAAGTGCCGCAGACAACACAATACCCAGCAGATGACCTCCACCCCCGATGGCGACGGCCTCTGGCCCATAGTTCCAGACGGCTATCGCCTTGTCTCGTGGAAACTTGTTGTGTTTGGCTGCTGTGCCAATCCACTCGGGGCCCCATTGAGCGGCCTCTTCAGTGTAGGCACGTGATTCGGAGGCCCAAGACGGTGCAGGGCTGATACTACTTGGCTTGGGCACCGCCAGCCGCTTATCTTCGTGCGCCTGCACCTGCACATACTTCCCGCCGACGTGCCGGGTATGGGCACGGACGTGGGCCTTGGTCAGATCACCGCGTACAGGCGGCACATAGCAGGGGGTCAGTTCCAATGACTCACAGACCTCCCGGGGCAATGGTTGCTTCGTCACTATGTAGTCATGCGCGACAGCCCGCTCATCGTTAGCCTGGGCGCGTTCGAGGCATTTCTTGCACAGATAGACCGCAAAGGCTGCACAATCATGCGGCCACAACGCACGCCCTGAGCGAGCCTTTTCGTCTTCGCCGCGGTGCGGTGGATTATTCCTGTAAAGGTCACAGATGAACGGACCCCCGGCCTCAGGACCGGCCGATGGGCCACGCTCAATGCCAGTGAATGCGATACGGGCCTCGCCACCACAGTGTACGCACTTGGTCGTCGGCGGGAAGGGCAACTGGTGAGTTTGGCGGAGACCTTTTGTCCCCAACTCAATGTGCATCGCCTTCTTGAGATAAGCCCTTACGTGAATTGCCTTTGCCAGATGACCAACCGCCACGAAGGCCTTCCGGACCTTCCCTTTCTTCTTCCCCGCCATGCGCTGGTAGGTGCCGTTCACATACCGCCAGTAGCGGTCGCCATCCTTCTCCTCAGACAGCCCGGCCTCGGCAGCAGCGGCCTTAGCCTCACACCAGAGGCGCTCGTCGCGGGCTGTCTTGATGAAGGCTGGCATGGTGCTATCCTAGTTGGAACGCATTGAGCATCTTGTCGGCCACTGCCACCGGAACGCGCCTTGGCCGGTCGAACTCCGTGGCGGCGCAGAGGCAACTAACGAGCCAAGTCGTCTCCCACCGGCCAAGGATGATGCCCAACGTGCCGAATTCCTGAATGTCCTTGAAGCGTAGCGGCTCATCCCATGTGAGGTTCCCGCCGTACAGGACAAACTGGCGGCTGTCCCTCTCACGCACAAGGATGAACTGCTCGCCGTGGCAATTCTCCCAGTACGCTGCGTAAATGTACTCTTGCGCCTTGATCTCGGGCGCGACGCCACAACCCGCGCTGTGGATATTCGCCGCTTGGAAGTAGATGCTCATTTCTCACCTGTATGGGAGGCGCAGGCCGGACGGGACAGGTGAGTGAGCCCGCCCGGACCTGCGCCATATTGAGGCCACCTGAAGGCAGCCAAACGTCGCGTTGTTAGGCTCTCAATTCAGCCCCCGTTCAGAGAGCTTCGCTCCAGCCCATGAAATCCTCAGCGACGCTCACATACTTCAGTTGTTCTGTGCGTGGCATCTCCTGCCAATGCCGGTACCACCCCTCTGAGATGATTTCCTTCGGCGGTTCAGAAAGATACAGGCGCAGGATTTCCTTGATGCACCCTGGGCAGATGATCTTGGTCAACCCCTCAATCGGGGTCTCTGATAGGATTGTGGTACCCTCGTCCCTACCGTTCCTCCAGAGACCGTCGCAGAACGTCACGTCATAATTATGTTCACTTCCTACCGCATCGGGACCAGCCGACAGAAAGATCAGATGCCAGCATGAGGTGTCCTGTGCATACTGTATGTACTTCAATCGGGCTTCCTCGCCTTGGGCAACGGCTCTACGCCGGCCCTGCGGACGTGCTCATGCTTCCAGTGTCCCGCCCGCCCCGCCAACTTCACCCGCTCGCCCCTCCTGGTCCGGCGCTGCAGCATGGTCGGCTTCTTCGGGATCAGGGCCTCGAATGGCTCCCGCCGTTCCGGCTGCTTACCCCTCCCGGCGGGCCTCTCGACCTCAGCCAGGCCGCACTTGCAGTTGGTGGTGCAAGTCAGCCGCCCGGACTGCGGCACTATCGCCATCCGCACCAGTTCCTGCGCCCGGTAGACGCCGATGCCCCAACGTCCGCCCTGCGTCTCTCGGTTGGCCTCCACTATCGCCAGGAGTGCGTGCTCCGCCTCGGTCGGGTCCGGGGGTGTCCTCTTCGCCGCCCGGTTCGCTATCTCACTCTCCAGCAGGTCGAGCCGGCCAGCGAGGAAGAGACAGTCAACACAACTCTCTTGAGGTGCGTCTATGACCCACCTCACAAACCTATCCTGCGAAAGATCGCCGTAGAGGAACCCCAGCCACTTCAACTCGTCGAGGGCGTTCCCGTAGAGCGCGCCGCGCTTCTCCAATGGCATCCGATACTCGCCGGTCTGCGCGTCGAGCATGAAGTTCAGCGCGTATTGTGCCTCGCTGTTGCTCAACCTGCGGACGATCTCCCTCTCCGAACGGTCGAGGCCCTTGCCGTTGCCCGCCAGCCTCTTCCCGGCGAGGAACTGGTCGGCATAGTAGCGGTTGAAGTGAATGCGGAAGAGCCATTCGTACCGCGCCCGCAGGTGGCCCTGCTCCTCCAGGAGGCCTTCGCGCCTGCGGCCCCGCGCTCGCTTGAGCGTCTGCTCCAACAACAGGTAGTGCGCCTCGTAAGCCGGGAGCATTCGCTCCATGATCCCCGTCAACTCCGCCCGCAATTCCCTGGTGTCCTCCAGCGCGAGGGACACCTCGGCACTGGTCAACGGGTGCTTGAGCGCCTTCGCCAATAACGCAAAGGCCTCATCGGGATCCGTTCCCGGCTCGAAGAAGACGCGGATGCCATCACTCATTGTAGTCATCATCCGGCCCGAGTGCCGTGCGGACGTAGCACTCTACCCAGTCCTCCGGGTGGCGCGTGACGTTGCGCAGATAACTGGGCCGGCGATCTCGTTTCGTCACCGAACCTACTGGGCCACAGGTGGAGCCGACGGGCGGGTTGGGCCTGCTCTTCCGCAACTCTTCCCGTCGCTGGCTCTGCTGCTGGCCCCGCTCGTCTCCGTTGCCTCTCCCCCCCTCCCCTTCATCTCGTTGCTGGCCCGGCCGTTGCTGTTGTCCGAAGCGCGGCGGGTTGGCGTCCTCCGGTGGCTCCAACCCGTGCGCCGCCCACGGGTCTACCTCCTCCTCCCCGCGCTTCTGCTCCTCCACCTGCTGCCGCTGCATCATCTCCTGCGACCACATCTGCATCATCACCGCCGACAGCGGCACCTGTGTCGCCAGCGAGAAACTCCCTCCCTGGGCGGCGTACAGTCTCTCGGTGGCCAAGTACAAGTTGTCCGGGTCGTCCAGGAGGTGACCGTGCTCCTTCATTATCTCGCCCTGGGTCTTCTGCCAGAGAGGCAGGTCCAACGGGTACCTCCTCATCGGCTTGTCGGCCCACGTTCGCTCCTCTTCGATGGTGCTGAAACCTACGCCGAGCCGATCCCGCCGCAGGAGGTTGTCCCGCTCCTCGCGCTGCTTGCCCAACTCCTTCCACACGAAGCGCCACTTGCCGTCGTCGTACTTGCTGATGATGTTGTCGTTGATGAAGTCTTCCAGCGAGGTCATTAGCGGCACGAAGCCGGTGTCCTCGCCGTGGAGTATCTTGGTCTCGGGGTCCGCTTCCTGGAGGCTGCTGGTCTTCGTGGTGAACGACTGGAAGCCGATCTCTTCGGAACTCATCTTGTAGAGGTTGCAGAGGACGCCGATGGAGAGGACGATGAACTGCTGGAACTGGATGTCCGTGGGCCGCTCGCCCAGGGGTATCCACTGCACCGTCGGCTTGGTGTCGCCCTCGCGTGTGCGGATGACCGGGATGCTGCTCCACTGGCCACCCGGCCCCCCGATGTTCATCTCCAGCGTGGTCAGGAACTCGTCGAGGATGTCCTCGTCTACGTCAGGAACCTGGATGATCCCCCGGGGCAACTTGTTCTCCGTGAACTGCGAGACGTTGTACTTGTAGGAACTGATGAGGCCGGTCAGGATGTCTACCGCCCACTCCAACTCGCTGCGGCCATAGCCCTCCTGCTCCTCGATGGTCGTGGGATTGCGCACCCAGTAGGCGAACTCGTCCCAGCCGAGTTCGTACTTCACGTCCTGCTGGTTGGGGTCGAGGACGACGAACTCCGGGTACTTGAGGTCCTGGCGGTACTCCTTCACATAGTCTTCGGGATCGGCGAGGCGGATGTTGGCACCATTCACCGGACGGTAGCAGGCCACCGGGTAATCCCTGACATTGGCCCCAGGTTCCAACCGCAACCCCGCCGAGTCGAAGATGAGCGAGTCCTCCAGGAGGAGGTTGATCATCACCGCGAAGGGAATGGCGCGCGTCTTCGCATCGCCCATCCACGCCGCTTTGCGCCCGTCCTGGGGGCGCTTCCACTCGAAGCCGCCCTTCTTGAGGAAGTTGAGGAGTTGGCGCCGCCGCTCTTCGTCTTCGGACGCGAGGCGTTGCTCGTTGAGGAGCATGATGTCGTAGCCCGTGTCGCCCCGGAAGCGCGGCTCGCGGCAGTAGTTGACGGCCTGACTCTTGCGGCGCTCTACGATCATGCGCACGAAGGGGTGATTGCCCATCGCCCGGAGGAGGCGATTGGAGACGGAGGTGAGGGCGCGGGGTTCGCGGAGGCCCTTGTACAGATAGCGGAACAGGTGCGTCGGCACGACCTTCGCCGGCACCTCCTGGGGTCTGACCATCGCGGTTGAGGGCATGAACTAGCTCCAGAACGCAAAAAAGCCCACCTCGAAAGCTGGGCTGCTCGTGCTGTCGGCTGTGGTTATCTCAGTACAGTTTGCTGACTCTCGATCCCGGCGGCAGGATCGGCCGCTTCATCCGGTCCTTCCTCGTCACCTTGACCGGCCTCCCCAGTTGGTCGGTCATCTCCACCGGCTCGTCGTCCTGCTTGATGGTCTGCTGGCCCGCCGCCAACTCCTGCAGGAAGTGCGGCGTCCCGGTGTTCTGCTTCACATAACTCAAGCCTATCTTGCGTCCACCCATGAGAGCTGCCGCCACCGTGTAGTAGGCATGGGCGTGCCGGAAGTGATCCGGTCCCACCTCCACCCAGGTCGCCACCGGGTTGCCATGCTTGTCCAGGTCAAGTTGCCTCATCGTATTCGTGAGGTGGTCCTTGAGTGCCTCGGCTTCGGCATACGGCAGAGCCGGCCACACGTCCCCACCATCCGGCCCCATCAGTATCTGATCCCGCGTCCAGTCCAGTATCCCCGTCCGGTGTATCCTGACCCTGGGTTCGGTCGCCACCCGCTCAAACGGGTCCTTGTCCACCGTCATCAGGGTATAGTCGGCTGCCAGCACCCGCCCCGGAAACTCCGCCATGAGGTTCTGCACGGCCCGTGGCTCGGGTGTCGAGTCCACCACCAGCATACGAAGCTTGAGTGTGCGGACGGCGGACTTGACTTGGCCCCAGTCGTCCAGCCGGTGTACCGCCACTATCTTCCCGTGGCCGTCGCCCGCCACCAAGTCGAGCTTCGTGCCCACGTCCAACCCGCCGAAGAGCCGGTCTTCGCTCTGCAGGGTGTTGATCCACTCACCGAAGATGATGCTCTCCTTCGTGATCTCGGCCTTCCCCGAGGCCTGGGGGATGCCGATGGCCCCCTGCACCCACAACTCCTCGAAGACTGCCTTCCCGTATTCGTCCGCCAAACGCACCGCCGTCGTCTGCGGTGGCATGATGCCCGTGACATGATAGCCGGCGATGCTGACCTTAGCTGGCGCGAATGGCACCCACTGACCAGCCACCACCCACTTCCTGTCCACCGCGGCCCGGCAGCGGCAGCACCGGAAGACCTTGGCCTCCAGATCGAGGTGCTCGCGCCAGGACACGGAGCGGTCCATTGGCGCGAAGACCTGCTCCGCCCCACACTCGCCACAACTCCAGACCCACTCGTGCTGGTCAGTACCCTCCCAGGCGGCGCTTACCCCGAACTTCGGGAGCGTCGGTGTGCTGAACAGGTAGCGCCGGGGGTCGTCGCTCGCCCGGGTGCGATCTGCGTACATCTGCAAGGTATCGGATTGCGACCGGTCGAGCTCGTCATGCACCAGGATGTCCGCCGGTACGGAGAGGGCGGTCCTCTCGGTCTTGGTGCCCCGGAAGTACACGGTGCTGCCGTTGCGGAACTGCTTGACCATCACATTGTCGAGGTCGCCGATCTCCTGCACGAGTAGCGGCGACGCCTCGATCATCGGCTTGGCCCGGGCCGCCGAGAACTCCTGCACGTCCTCCTTGGTGGGGAACGTGTAGATGACCGTGCGGGACTTGCGGCCCACCGGGTAGATGAGTTGCTGGAAGACCTTGGAGAGGAACGTGACCGTCTTGCCGGACTGAGCACAGGCGATGACTACGTGATTCACCCTCGGGTCAACCAGCGGACCCACCAGGTACGGGCGGTCCAGGAAGTCGAGGGGCTCCCCGCGCTCGGTACGCATGTGGGCGAGGGCGAAGGCCTTGGGATTGATGGGTGCCTTACCTGCTGCCTTCGCCACTTGGCGGTTCGTCTTCTCTTCCTTCACAGAGCGCAAGGAGGTTTCGCTCGTACTGGTCGAGTTCGTCATCGGTCATCCCGCTCAGGTCAATGCGGACCGTATGCTTCAGGTCACCAATTACTTCCGTCTTTGTGAACTCGCTTGGCACGCCAGCCAAGTTCGCCTTGGCCTTGACCAGGTTGATGAGCGCGTTCGCCGCCGCGTCCAGGGAGTTGGCCTCCAACATCGCCGTGAACTGGACTACCTTCCCGTCCTTATCCACGAACTTGACCGGCTTGCCCGCTACGATCTGCTTGACTACCTGGATAGTCGCGCCCTCTATCCGATCGTAGTCGCGGATGGCCTCCTGGGTATAGCGCAACCTGATTTTGCGCCGGATTTCTTCAGCAGTTTTCTCTAAGAAGTGTTGACGACGTCCAACCCATCCCTCCTGCGCACTATGCCAGGTAACGGTCGGCATGGGGATACCGTACTTCTCGGATAACTCCTGAAGGGTGACAGGCGTCGTCTCATACTCAAGAGCGATACCTGCCCAGTCGCGCTTCGGTGCCGCCTCCTCCTCGGTTGTCGCGTCGGGCTGCTCAGTCATGGGTAATCACTCTTAGGTCTGGTCTTGCCCCTATCCATATCAGCCGCTCCCGGCTCTGCGGCACGTTGAAGTACATGGCATTCAGCAGTTTACATCGCACGGCGTATCCCGTCGCCTTCAGCCGCGTCATGATGTCCCGGAAGAGGTAGCGCATCTTGCCCTTGACCAGGCCGCTGACGTTCTCCATGACGAAGGCCTTCGGCTGGAGGTCATCCACCAGGCGGGCGAACTCGTAGGAGAGGTCATTGCGCGGGTCTGACATTTTGCGCTTGCCGGCGGTCGAGAACCCTTGGCAGGGCGGTGACCCATCCAGTATGTCAAGTTCCCCGACCTTGAGGCCCGTCAGTTCCAGGACCTCCTCCGCCATGACCGTCCGGATGTCCCTCTCCAGCACCGGCGTCTCCGGGAAGTTGGCCCGGTAGGTCGCGGCGGCGTTGGCGTCGAACTCGATGGCAAGGAGGCCCCTGCCACCGGCCCACTTGTAGCCAAGGGAGGAGCCGCCGCAGCCGGCGAAGGTCGAGACGTAGGTGAACTCCCGCTTGCCCAAGACGCCATCACGCACCGTTTCCGCTATGGCCTGTGCAAACCGGGGAGGGACGCAGTTGCCAAGCCGCCTCTTACCGTCCCGGTATGGGCCAAAGAGTTGGAACTCATCAGGAAAGGTGCAGATACGTCTAAGCTCCTGCAGGTTGCAAGCCCGGTCAAGGTCAGGATGTATCAGGCAACTGCTGCCTTCAGTTTGCGTCAGTACCGGTGAAGGCTTATCCCATGCCAGCCGCCTGAGGTTGAACCACTTGTTCCGGTTTGGCCCTCCCATACGAAGCCAGCCGCTGTCTCCACCCTCACCGGGTAGGGTCAACTTGATTATCTGGGCAACTTGGCCGCTCTTGAAGCCGCCAACCCCTCCAACAGCACCGCCTCCCTCGCCGTGTAGCAACCCAGCAGCCGCCGCAACTCTCCCCGCGCCGCCACCGCCACCAGGATGCCCCGCGTCAGCATCCGACCCGCGTGGCTGTATAGTAGCGTCTCCAACCGTCGGGGGCAGATGGCGTCCTTCAGGTCCCCGACCGCGAGGTGACCGGCCGGGTTGGCATACTTCGCCGGGTAGACGGTCACGCCGGTATAGGCGCAGACGTGCCGCGAGAAGCCGTCACCGTTGCTGGCGTCGCAGCAGTCGTCGCAGTCCGCGCAGTACATCGGCTTCCCTTATCCCGGAGAATCCCGCACTTCGTTGACGAGGTCCTCGATGAGTTTGACCGGTCGGAGGAAACGTTCATAAAGGCTCAGGTCTGCCGCCGAAGGCCGGACTGGGTATCGGCCTGGCCACCCCACGCCGTCTCTCCTGACGACCGTGATAGTGCCCGTCGGAGGACACTCAATCCCACCTGCCTCCCAAGCGGGCGCCGATTCTACGACTGCGCCTTCTGCATCATCACTATTGTAGATTCTATACATCGGCTAGGACCGCCACCCGTCATTCCAGCACCAGCCGGCTTCGTGGATTGGCTGAAGTGCAGGTGTCTAGTTGACTGTCAACATCCAGAGCGAGTAGAGGTAGTTCATCGGTGCCTCAAAACGCGGAAAGCCCCGCCGGCGAGGGCGAGGCTGGAATGTCTACCCACCGCCCACCAACTTGCGTTGGCCTACGATGGCGGCGGGTCTCTTATGGTGCGGTGACTTAGGGGCGCACCGCGTTGGCCTAAAGTGCAAAACCGCCCTCCTCGTCGTAGAGTTGGTTGCCAGCCTCCACGGAGACCGGGGCCGTAGCAAGGTCAGCCAGGATTGAGTCGGGCCAGGTGAGTTCGTCCATCTGGAAAGCCATGATGTCCGCGAGGGAAACCTGCCGGGGCATGGTATCGCACCGTGCCTCGTAGTCCATATCGCCTGTAGCATGAGAGGGCAAAGTATCCCGCCAGGATTTCCACGAGAACTGATGATCGGCGTGCCGGTGCTCGGCGGTTATGGCCTCAGCTACTTGCCGCGAGGTGGCGACGATCAGAGCACCATACTGCCGTTGCAAGCACCGGAAGTCCTGCGCCGCCCGTACCCATGAGAGGGAGAGGTCGAGCCAGTCCGGGCCGACTACCGCGCAGTAGAGGTCCCCCTCTCGGCAAGTCGTCGAATTGACTGCCTGGTGGACGCCGCACTTCAGCCCCAGGGAGGTAGCCTCTTCATACCATATCCGCGAGACCTCCGCCATAATGGAGGGGTCGGGGCGGAAGTAGGCCCAGGGCTTGTCGAGCTGTGAGCAGACCCACTCATGCTGCCTAACGTATTGCTTGCAGGTCTCATCTATCGCGTAGGCGTCATAGATCGAGAAGTCGAGGTGGGAGAGTGAGACGCCGAAGGCCCCCGCCTCCTTGATCTGTTGGAGGAAGGGCCGATAGGTGGTCCCGTCATCCCACGGGCCGCCAGGGAAGCTGTCGGTGAAGAAGAAGGGGATCACCCGAACGTCTACGGCGATCCCCGCCGCCGTGAGCTGGCGGATGATCTTGAGGCGCACCTCCAACGAGGGAGCGCCCGGCTCCCACTTGGCGAGGGAGGCATCATTATCCGCCGTGATGGTGATGGAGGCCCAGAAGCGGTCGAACCGCTTGAAGGTGGCGAGGTAGGCGTCCTGGTCGAGGCCTTCCCAGCCGGCCCACTTACTGAGCAGATTGACGGGGGAGCCGCAGTCGGCCAGGACCTCAAGATACTGGCGGGTGTAGCCGTGCGCCACCTCCAACTGAGAGAGCGGGTCGGAGTTGTTGGAGACCATGACCGGGTAGTGCTCATGGAGGAAGAACTGCAGCGCGTCGGTCGGATCGTACTTCGGGCCAAAGGCCTTGTTGACCAATCCGGTCAAGGTGCCGAGAGCCTTGTTGGTGGCGGACTTGCCGACCACGTTGTGACCGATGCGATTCAGGCGTGAGAAGCAATAGCGGCAGGCCGTGGGGCAGTCCCAGTAGACGTTGCAGTTGAGGAAGAGACCCGTCTCCCACATGGGTCGCAGGAGGCGGATCGGCTTCGGATGGAGGAGGCCTTCGCCCATTTTATTTCTCATGATTCACTCGTGCTGTTAGGACTCACCCCTACCGGGGACCTCTTGCCCCGGCAGGAGTCAACCCTCAGGCGTCCTCGAGGGTCAGGCCAGGGAATGCCTCCTCGAAATCAACGCGCTTTTCTCGCAGTGTCTCGAACAGGCTCACGGCCTCGGCTTCGGTCAGGGGTTGCAACTGCCCGTCGTTGGCTCCCTGCCACTGGCTCCGAGACTGCGTGAAGTAAGCGCCCTTCGGCGTTCGGAACAGGAAGAGATTCGTCCCGCCCCTCTCCCAGTTATGCCCATCCCAGAAGTCATTCCCCGCCAGGAGGGTCGCCGTCGCGGTGTTGTACCGCTTCCCGTCATGGACCTCAATTGTATCAAACGGTTTCATTCTGTCACCTCTGGGGCAATGCCCCGGTCCCGGCCTCTGCCGGAGTTGTCGCGCCATGCGCGGAGGGCGAACCCTCACCCCTGTCACCAAACAGGTTGGTGACACGAGTCAGTTGTCACCGCCCACCAGTGGTATTCCCGCACTTCTCTCGCCAGACCCTCTCAAGCGCCTGGCGGTGATCGTAGGTCGGTGAGGCCCGACCACTCTTCCAAAACTTGAGGGTCACGGGGTGTATCCCGAGAGCGCCACAGAGGGCGCGATTGCCGCCCCGACCCTCGAAAGGGCCGGAGAGCAGATCGGAGAGGTAGGTGCGCCACTCAAGTCCCATGAGTGCCATCCCCCCTCGCCCTGGCATTGAGTTTATTCGCCCAGACCTGCGCCTTCTGACCGGTGTCAAAGCGCCGTGGGTAAGCGTCTCCGGGCTTAGTCCGAGCGGCATGGCCCTCGTCATCTACTACGAACCAAGGCCTTGCC